ACTTGAGCTGATGCAGTTGCTTTACCCACCGCTAATTCTTTCTCATAGTGTTTGCGTAGCGTCACATCAGATATGCCAAGTAATGCAGCTATTTGCAGTTGAGGCAATCCTAGCCCTGAAGCACTTAATACTTGCTCTTTAGTCTTGTCTGTAGGTATATGTTCTAGCATCTTTTTATTGACCCAAAGTGTTTAAAGGTAAGCGTTCTAAATCAAGCACTTAATAACTCTGCCTTCTTACCCGTGAAATCTTCCCATCTCTTAACTATTACGTCACAAAATTTTGGATCATATTCCATTATATACGCATTTAATCCATGTTTCTCTGCTGCGATTAATGTGCTTCCTGATCCGCCAAAGTAATCTGCAATAGTTTTGGATGTCAAATTAAAGCGTTTTATAATCCATTCCATCAATGCTACAGGTTTTTGAGTTGGATGAACACGATTTGTCTTTTCCGATGCTTTTGTGAATTGTCTTACAACACTTCTAAAGTTAGCCCATGCTAATTCGCAATCAGTTTGATCCGATCCACCGTTGTTTTTATCCCAAACAAGCCAACATTCACTGTCAGGCAATACGGATGAATAGTAATTAGCTCCCCACCATATTTGTTTTGCGTCAGGATATAAGCTATGAATCAATTTAAATGAATCTTTAGCAATGTCAGGGTTATCATCACCAATAATATCTGTTTTGTAATTTTTGCTTAATACGCCTGATTTTGTTACGGCGTTCATGCCATAAGGAGGATCGGTATGTATTAAATCAGGATATACATTGCCCATTAACGTTGCAACATGATCCATGCTTGTAGAATCGCCACACATTAATCTATGGTTACCCAATTGATATATGTCGCCTGGCTTTGTCTTTGGTTCAATTGGCGTATCAGGAACGGCATCCTCATCGGTTAAGCCTTCAACTTGGTCAGGCTTTAATATGTCCGCTAGTTCTTTATCGGCAAAGCCTGTAAGGTTTAGGTCAAAGCCCAAGTCTTGTAAGTCTTTTAACTCAATAGCTAGTAGGTTTGAATCCCAATCGGAGTTTAGTGCTAGTTTATTGTCCGCAATGATTAATGCTTTGCGTTGTTCTTTAGATAGATGTGCTAACTCAATGACGGGAACTTCCGTCATGCCTAGCTTTTTAGCCGCCATAATGCGACCATGACCTGCAATAATTCCATTATCACCATCAACTAATATAGGATTAGTCCATCCAAACTCTTTAATCGAAGCCGCTATTTGCGTAACTTGATCGTCTGAATGTTTCCTAGAGTTGTTGATATACGGAATTAGCTCCGATAACTGACGTTTTTCAATCTGCATTTGGAGCAGGCTCGTCTGTCTTAACTTCCTCTTTAGCCTTTTCAGCCTCTTGTTGTTCTGCTATTTGTGGAATAGCTTGAGTCTTAATCTTAACTACGATTTGCTCTGCTACTTCCATTGGAAGTTTATATAGACCTGCTACGATGAGTTCTGCTTCTTTTATCTCAAGCTCCAACTTAATGGCCATGATTTGCTCCTTGGTTAATGTGTATAGTGTGTATAAAAAGTTATATTAAAATATAACATTTTTGTTATGTTCTAAATATGAGAACAATTGATCTCATTGTTGATACGATATTGTATCAATACTACTTTTTCTTGCTTTTTGCTTCACGTTTTACTGCATAAGCAATAGCCACAGCTTGTTTTTGTGGTTTACCTGCTTTAATTTCTGCCTTAATGTTTGCTGCAAATGCTTTAGGGCTTGTAGATTTTTTGAGTGGCATATTATATTCCTTTTTAGTTAATCTGAACACTTCCAACGTTTTAATGATGCTTTAGCTCTTGGTGCATCGCCTTTTGCGTGTTTAACTACGCCTTTCATTCTTGCACAGAAACTATCTTTTCTTGGGCCACCTTCAGGTTGTGGTGCTTTTAGATGTGATCCTGTGGCTTTATTATATGCTTTGCGACCTGCTTCAGTCATCCCTGCACCTTCTTTAGTGCTTAAATAGTTGCGGCCTTTGCCTTTAGTTGTTTTGCTAATAGGGCTTCCCATTATTTCTTACCCTTTGGTGGTTTTGCAGTTTTTGCTGATTGTTTGAAAGCTTCAGCTGTTGGCGCACCTTTTGAGCCTGGCTTTCTCATGTGTTCCTTACTACCATGCTTAATTCTTTCTTGTTTAGCATGAATGTTTGCATACAGGCCTGGTTTAGTTGCCATCTTCTTGCTCCTCTATAAATGCTACGTCTTGCCAAGACATAATGAGAAACATCTCACCATTATCCATGACAGGTTGAAATTTAAGATATTCATCTTTGCCCATAGTTCCAAATCTAATCTTATCGCCTATCTTAACATGAACAGGCTCATACTTGCCTTCTTTGATCTTTTTGCCAAGGCCAACTGCTACAACTACACCTGTATTGTATTCTTCATTGTATATAAAGCCAGAAATAGTTGATTTGGCTTCACGTTCAATAGGTTTTACTAATATTTTGTCTGCAAAAGGTCTAATCATTTCTTTTTGCCTTTCGTTTTAGGTGTTTGATCTGATTTGGTATCAATTTTGATCTCATGTTTAACAAACTCAAACATTATGCGTGATTCATCTTCAATGTATTCACCGCACCAGTTATTTTCGTGTTTGTTTAATGTTTGTGGATAGCGATTGCAAATTCCTAATACATCGCCAAAAGAAAAGAATTTACAAGACTTGCAAATTTCTTTAGAATTCAATACAGCCATCTTAATAAACCTCCATTATTATTTGGTTAGAAACTCCCAATCAGTCTAGGGCTGGTTGGGATTTCGTTTTTACATCTTATCTTGTGCGTGTTCCATTCTTTCGTGTGAATAGCACTCATGTTCTTTTGAGCCGCCTTTTACTTCACCTAAACGACCATCAATTTTACCAGCGTGTGAAGCTTCTCGGGAACCAATTGAATCAGCTTTACCCATTGCAACTCCGCCTTTTAATGGCATTTTTCTTTCGCCTGATGTGTCTGATGCTAAAACGCCTTTAGGCATTTTTTCACCTGATGCACCTGATTTAAATACTTCTTTATCTTCCATACCCATGATATGTCCTTTTTTTAATCTTAAATTTAGCTAAATTTTCACAAGCTATTTAGACTCGTGAGCTTTTATTTTAGCAGAAAATTGTGCCTTGAGTAGTTTTATTTCTTCTACTGACCACTTTACTGTGTTGTTATCATGTTCGAGTGCTTCAACAGCGTGTATTCCAATTTTTCTAATAAGGCCAAGTCGGTATCGGATGAGGTTACCAGATAAATGGGTGTTACAGGCGCTGCATTGTCTGTGGCAGTTAAGCTCGTTAAATCGAAGGTGTCCTGCACTTCCAATGCTTCTGTAATGGCCTGCATGATATGCGTAGGCACTCTTTGACCCACAACTAATACAACCGTCATCTTGATCCCTTAACCTAATATATTTATTAAATACTACTTGTGTGTCTTTTAACCAATCGGATCGGCTTTTTAGTTTTAACTTGGCTTTTTTAACTTCTTTTTTGACGGTTTTAATTTTTGTATCTTTTGCAAAATCAATTGCACACTTCCATTGGCACACTAGCTGAAGTGGTCTTTGAGGTGTAAAGTATGCTTTACATATTTTACACTTCTTCTGCTTGATTGGATTCACTAAATCTTACTCCTAAATCTGCGCCATAAGCGTATATATTTTCTATATACAAATTAAATCCATGTTTGGTTAATTTTTGAGTTGATCCAATTAATATTCTTTTGCCGTCAGGCGTTTCTTCGTATTTACGATAGCCTTCTTTAACTTGTTTAGGATCAGGAAAGTCAGGTAAGAATTTTTCTTTGAAGTATTCGTGCCATATCAAAGCTGAATATTGTCTGCCATGAACCCATGCTTGACTAGCTATGTCGTTTAATGGCCCTGCCCACATTAAAGCATTAGCACTTAATGATCTACCCTTTTGTTCTTCACGAATAATAACTTCTAATGGTTTGTCTGAATCAATTGGTGCATTTTGTATTGCGTTTATAGCTGTGTCTATTTGAAGCTTGCCAATAAGACGAATAGTTTTAGTTAAATATTCTGTTCTCATTTGTTTCTTCTTTCATAATCATCACGACAATCTAAATTGCAAAATCTTATTATAGATTTAGCTCCACAATTTAAACAAATACCAACGTGCTTGTAATTCATATTTTTATCTCTAACGTGCTTTATTGCAGCGTCACGATATTGTTCTTCAAGCTCGCTGGCTCTGTCAAATTCATCCATGTTAAAAAGGAATGTCAGATTCCATGTCATCAAAATTTGTTTTTGGCGCAGATGTTTTAGCAACTTCTTTTGCTTCATCACGACCACCTAACATTTGCATTTGATCTGCAACAATTTCCGTAGTGTAACGATCCTTCCCGTCTTTATCTTGCCATTTACGAGTTTGAAGTCTGCCTTCAATATACACAGGACGGCCTTTTTTTAAATATTCACCTGCTATTTCTGCAAGTTTTCTAAATATAACTACATTATGCCATTCGGTCTTATCTTGTTTGTTTCCGTCTTTATCTTTCCATGATTCAGTTGTAGCCAAACTAAAATTACAAACTGCGTCACCATTTGGAAGATGTCTTAACTCAGGGTCTTTGCCAAGATTGCCTAATACGATTACTTTATTTACTGATGCCATGCTGCTCTCCTCTATTGTGAATTGATGTTAGATTAGATAATACATATTTATCACCTAATTGTCTTTTTAAAAATTGAACTTTAATATTGCGTCTTTCTAAAAATTCAATGTCATTTTGTGTTACAGGTAATGCAACTCCGTAAAAGCTATGGATTGTAGGTTCGTGATCCATTTTAAATGTAAGCTCACCATAATGATCTAAAAAATATTCTTTCATTTAATCCTCGCACTTTCCATGAATACATCTTGCGTTTGCTAATGCAGCTTCTTCAATATCTGCAATTGCATCTTTACCAATAAAATCATCGGCTGCAATTCTTAATCTATTGTATAGACTTTTTTCTACTTCGGTCACAGAAGTTTTCATAAGAAATCCTCTATCCCTTGCATGATCAGTTATAACAGAATTTACATAATCAGAAGGCTCAACACCCCATGATTCAACTTCACTATATTTTTTTTCATCTAATTCAACTTCAATGATTACACTAAAGCGTTTCATGTTTTACCTTTCTGATAAGTTCTAACATCGATGCTCGACCATGTTTCTTTTCATATCGTTCAAGCATTGACCTTGCGT